AATAATAGTTGAAATGTTCGATCCTTCAAAATCATAATCAGTAAAATTTGAATTCGATCTAAGATAATCCTTGATCGAAGTTTTAATTTGATCGAAATCTAAATTAGCGAAATTTACTAGTGCCATTATCGTGTCGGTTGTAATGCAAATGATAATTGTTGTGGTAATACATCTATACCAACAATTTCATAACGAACAGTCACATTAAATTCATAACTATCATAATCTGGAGATACCATAACCTCTAATAAGTTCACTCTTGGTTCAAAATTATTGATAGTTGTTTCAATTTCATCCCTTATTGCAGATGCGGTAATCATATCAACAGTCTCAAATAATAAACGACTTACGTTTGATCCTAAAATTGGATTAAACGGTCTTTTACCTTTATTTGTTAAGAGAAGATTTCTTACAGAACGAGCAATTGCTGTCTCATTACTAATCGTAAGTAAATCATTTGACAGAGGACTAATCTGAAATGATGAACTTACGTCTTTGAAACCTTTACTTACCCGTTCTACAGGCATAAAAAAATACGATTCTGTCTTATTTATTATCCTTTTAGGACATTATTATTATCGTCATCATCAACCAGTTCATATAACTCAGTTTGATTTAATTGATCACGTTTTTTGGGAGTTAATTTATCATTTGCAATCTCACGAAGCATTTTTTGATTCTGATGATTGCCCAAATTGTCTAAGAAATCGTGATTTGTGCCCATATTTGTCTCATTTACGTAATCTGTGATTAGTCTCGTGGTTCCCCACATCTGTTTCATGTATTTTTTGTCTCTATCAACGGGTAAATTTCCCATTTTAGCCTCTGATTTGCATGAAATCAGAACTTTTAGAGGGGTTGCTATCCCTTTTTTGTATTTATTGTGTGTCTAGTGGATGATCATCTTGCGATTTATACATATCTTCTGTTTTTTCTTCCTCAATTTTACGTTCTTTTGACGTTTTCCAGAAATATTCATCTTCACGACCCATTCCAAGACGCTCAAATCCGTTTTCTACCTGATAATATTGTGTTGAAACCTTAAAATCGGGCATTTTAGGTTTTTCAGGTGTCAAACTATTGTCATAGATACGCATTCTATTGTTTGGATACAGTGCATACTGTCCATTTTCAAGTTCAATCAGATTATGTGACTTATGTTCGGCAGGATTCTCACTTGTAGCATAGTCGATCACATCAGGATCTTGGTGATAATTGTCTATAGTACAGATATAAGTACCTTTCTGAATACCAAAGTCTCTTGTATACAGTTCATAGTCCATACTCCCAATAAATTGCTTCGTAACAGCAACAACACCATAATCCATGCAGTTCCAGAACTGTAGGTTAGGAAGGTCCAGATCGGGGTCTGGAAGCGCCGGAGACGTGAGAAACGCGCTGATAGGTAGTTTATCATACATTGCCGCATATTCTGGCAAATAAGTCTCAAAATAAAAAGTGCGCCCAGGTATCGATTTGCACGATACCCAGACGCCTTTAACAAATTCACCATGACCACTTTGATGATCAGTGAGATATTCTTTTCTTACCCATACTTCAATTGAAGGTAGGTTACAAATTAATGCAGCCATTAGAATTAATTAACTGCAGGTATTTAATCACCTACCTTGACCCCGATAACGCTTCTTCTTACCATTACGAGAAGTTGCTGATAAAAGAGTGTTTTGAGAACTTCCTTGACGAGTCTTCTTCGGTTTTCCTGGTGTATAACTACCACCTTTCATCATTGCCATTTACTTTCTCCAATTTAATTTCATTGATATCATAATTTCCATTCTCATAAAAGTCAAGTGCTATTTCTTCTAATAACACTGCACAATCATCAATGTTAACCTTTGAATGTAACACTTGACCTTTATAAAGAATATTATACATGATCGTATCAGATAACCCGAGTCTTTTCATGACCAACACGAATCCGAGGATCGCACCAGATTTCAAAACCTTCTTCCTTCGCATCAAGACAGAATGATACATCCTCACCACACATATCCTGAACACTTCCAGACTCAAAGACTTGCATCTTAGGAGCAAACCATGGATACTCAAGATTCTCAAAGACTCCCTTCTTGATGAGCACCCATCCAAAACCTGTGTAGTCTACAGTGAATGGCTTACGCCGCTTACTGATAGATTCCACTGTTTCATGGTTCATTACTCCACCATTACTACGGAAGTCCTCTTCTTCCAACCAGTGTGCTACTGATGTTGTATGACCATCTTCTGTTGCATACCATCCAGCACTGATAGGACGTTCGTCACCCTCTGCAGGAAATGCTACATCACATAACTGCCAAAACTTTTCTGTGTTAAACACAATATCGCTATCAATCCACAACTGATAGTCATACTCTAACTTACCATCCCATGGAATTTGCTTCGGTCCTCGCAATACATTCGCACCTAATACCTTACAACGTGCAAAGTTAACCATCGATGAGTAGTCTTAACTAATCTGAATACTCATTCCATTCTGTACCATATCAAAGCACAGTTGTACAAAGTTCTTCAGAAAAATAAAACTACACCCACGACCAGGTAGACAAAATACAATTGTCTTACCACGCATCCGTTCCTTAATTGCTTCATAGTCCCATTCTGCTTCCCTCTTCTTTGGTGCAGCAGCTTTTACAGTAAATCCTTTTGCCATAGTTGAAAATAATTTCAGTTCAATTCTAACAGGTTATCTATATTACGTCAATAAGAATGTTCCTCATTGACTTGTCGGGTTAACTCTACCTCCTCATAAGACAAATCTTTAAGTTCATAATCGGTCTTCATTAAACCAACCATACCTTTAAGACTTTCCCATGTGCTACTAAAATATTCTTCGCTTAAATTTGTAAATATACACTCATTCTTTGCATATATGTGATAAACCTTTATAGGTGTTAATTTTTTGGGCGAAATTTTTTTCATATATTCTTAACGACTACATGCATTATATATCAGAACTATCAATATTCCAAGGGTCGTTAATGCAATTTTGCCCATTGTCTTTGGATACCTGATTAACCAACCTGCAAATACTACTCTCCAAAAATTCCAATATGGCGACCTTACAGGCATTTTTTTCATGGCGGAAAATTTTTTTTTAGAATGATATTTCGAGGGCGTTTTGTCACCTCTGTAGGTTAGGGTAGTGGGTCGATTTTATATACGGGGCGCCGCAACGCCCGTCGGGCGATATAAAATAACGCCACAATAACTGCCGAATACGCATACTGCAAAATCAGCACTTTTCGGGGAGACTGTTAGTAACTGCCGCCCCACTAAGTAATTACTTTAGCACACGCACGTTTAATACAATTTTGTGACGAAGTTCCACTAGTGCCATTAACTTAACGACTGCCAGGTTAACAACATCAAAGACGTGCTCAGTTTCGTCGGGGAGTATCAATCAAGGTAGTTTGGTAAAGGTTCATATAGTAGCGAGAAGTGCGTCCAACTTAGCATCAATATCAACACCAAATCGCACGCTATCCACTGACATCATTGCCGACTCAAGTGCCGCGCCAGGGTTATCCAATCCGCCATCTTGTGGGTTAGTGTTATCACGTCCGGCAATGATACGCAATTGGCAATGTACACCTTGCGCGGCACTAAATTCCGGATGGGTAAACAGAAACTCACTCACAATTTCATCAGCACTGATACCTTCGCAGTATGCAGTAACTAATTCATATGCCTGATCAATTGTCAGATTTGGATTCTTACCGACAGGCACACACTTTGCTTTTTTGGCAGAAGTCAAAGCAGCAAATTCTTTGGTGCTTAGATACTTACCGACCGGTTGCAAAACAGCGTCGCCGTTCTTCTTAAAGTTGTAGAAAGACTGCTGAATTTGATACTTCATCAGGTTGCTCGATGCCTACACTACAGGGACAGTTTCAAGGTGAGTAACTTTAATATCAGGCAATACTTGCCATTTCCATATAACAATCAGGTGCAGCATACTTAACATCACCATCGACATTTTTGAGTCCGATGAATGAAACGGCGCCGTTGAAGCACTTAACATCAGCAACCTCATATTGATTGCCTTTGTTGTCTTCAACCTTGCAACCTTTGATTGCATTTAGAATGCTCTTTGCTTTCATGTTATCGCAGAAAATGTTTGACATAATTATCACTCACCTACAAATTCTTCGTGTGCATCAAAGACAAAATCAATGACTTCATCAGTTGCACTTACGTCGAAACGATCGCAGAACCAATCAAGACACATTTCAACAGGCAGCATAGTGTCAAGCATAAACCCTTGAAGTTCAGTCAGGGTTGTGGAATCGGAAAGAAGTGTGTTATTCATACAACTGATACACTTTCAAGGTGAGTAACTTTAGTGCCCCACAGATTACCAGCGATCAGGTGTAGATAGATCCTCTACATATGCGTCGCAGTGTTCTGAACCTTCCAACTGAAAGAGTTTATCCCAGTTGATATTGTGTGGATCAAAGTCACCAAGTGCTTCAATCTCCAAGGTGATGCGATACTTACTCTTTTGTGCTTGGTGATAGATTGCAGGCATAGTTGGTGCTCCCTGAGTGATACTTTAACAGTATAAAACTTTATGTGGAAACTGTCAATGTCTTCAGTGTATTTATCAGAAAGTCTGATAATTTTGTGATGTCAATCCCCAGAAATTCTTATCAGGGGGGCGGTTGATTTTTTCGCAGATTCGTGATAGACTGCTCGCTTAGCTCACAACACTTAAGCACATTTCCAAGAGACATTTGTAAGACCTAATCACAAGGTCCAAGAGACATTAGTGACAACAATTAGAAAGGTTTTCCACAGATAACTAACAGTTTTCCACATACATTGTGGAAAGGTATAAACAATGCATATACATTTATAAAACCTTTTTTAATAGAAAAAAAGCATAATCTTTATATATTTGAGTAGAAAAGGGAGGATTATTGCCTCCCTTTGCTTATGTCAGAAGTCAGTAGGATTACCTTGAAAGTCAACAGCGAGAGGCGTAACCTTCTCGTCTTGAGAGTCATTCAGAGAGTCAAGAATAGAGAGCAAGTCATTACCGTTCTGAGCAACTTTCAGCAGACCGATTGCAACTTCTTTAGACATGTTTGATTGATAGATAGGCACAAAAAATAAGTAGTTTAGAGTCATACTTAGGACTATGAGTTAGTGATACTTAGGTATCAGAAGTTGAGACAGAAGATGAAACCTTCCAACTCAACATAATCACGACGAAGGTTATCCCAAGTGGAAGACCAGTCAATGTCAACAAAACCAGGAATATCTAGGCAGTAGCAACCTTCTACCAGTTGTTGAGCGAACTCAGAACCAG